GTAATAGTTTGAGATTCATTTGGATTGGGTACTTCATTAGAAATATTAATACCACCAGTTTGATAGCCGTCTTTACCAACGCCTAATTCTTTAGTGATTTTAGGTTCTTTAACGTATCCAGATCCTTTTTGCCAGTCTTTGTCCATAATTTTCTCCTTAATGATTTATTATAACTAATTTTTCTTAAAGTTTCTACCAAAATCGTTTCTTTTACTCTTATCAGCCATTTGTTGTCTCTCTAAAGCGGCTTCACTAGACATAACTTGTTTGGTAAGCGAAGTTTCAGCTCTTAATTCAGCTAAATCTTCGTTTTGGTCTTGTTTCTCTGCAAACTGTGATTGATTTTGCATAGCCTTCATAGTATCTAAGCTAATTCTACTCTCATCAAATGATTTTCTTGCATCATTCTGTCTAGCTTTAATATCTAGTTCTCTAGCTTTTAATTTAAGTAGAGGATCACCACCTAATTCACTGATAATCTTTTCTTCCTCAGACATATAATCTTTTACCATCTCTGCAATCAAAATAGCTTTTCTTGCATTAACAGTATTAGTTAATTGAGTCACTTCTTGAATCAATTGTTGGTTCTGAGGTTGTTGTTGTAACATTTGTTGCATCTGTTGTGCTTTTTGTAGTTCTTCTCTGAACTCCATTTGAATTTGTTCTTGTGCCATTAAAGATATTCTCTCCAGAATGTTTTTTTGTAATGCACCCATAACTGCAGGACTATTTTGTATCATAGTCGATTGCATAAAGTTCAAGTGAGAATCAATGTGTGCTTTATGATCTTGACCTGGAAATGCTTGAAAAGGTTTCATACCCATTGCAGCAATTTCTTCTAGTGCTGGATCCATTGGCGTTGGTTGTAATGGAGCCGGTAAAATTGCATTGATGTTTTTTACACCAATGGCTTCATACATAGATCTATACGCTTGGTATAGATCATGCATTTGAGGATTCGATTGTGCTAACTGTAATTGAGTTTGCGACATAGAAATTCTTTGTGTTTGAGAAAAAATATTAGGATCAGCTACAGGCAGAATATCTATTTGGTCATCAAAATCTTTTACCTTAATACTTCTAGTAGCCCCTGGAACATCGTAAGGATATTCTGATGGTAAATAAGTTTTAAATACTTCTGCTAATAATTTAAACTCATGTTTAAGACCTACGTATAATCTTTTATGAATTGCTGACATAACCCGCGATCCACGTTCCAATAACGCCACAGTAGTACCCACGGCTGCTTGTTGATTCATATCGCCCACTTGTGCATCAGCGATGCTCGCGAATCGTTGACCTGCTTGAACCACTACTCCCATTAATGATAATAATGTTTGGTCTGGTCCTTTGAATGGTAATTGCATAAACGAATCTTTGATGTTGCCTCCCGGAGCGTCGACATCTCTGAACTCACCAGGTTGTAAAGGTTGTGCATCATCTCTAATTCTTATTCCTCTAGTTTTAAAACCAGCGGGTAAATTTGCTAAAGTTCCTGCATCTAATAATTGTCTTAATGCTGCTGTAGCAGTTCTAGTTAAACCACCAATCATGTGAATTAAACCAAAACCATAAAAACCTGTACCAGGTAAAAATTTAAATTGTACAAAGTATTTTATCTTTTCTTTAGTAGGGTCTGCTTCTGTATAGTTTCTTCTAACAGATAAAATTTTATTAGTAGATTCTAATATAGTCACAATGTAAGGAAGTTTAATTCCTGTAGGCTCACCATCTTCTCCTATGTCTTCAAAACCTTCTAGGTCTAAGTCAACATGCATTTCTAAAACATTAAATTGATCTTGATTACTATTTTTAGAGATTCCTTCTAATCTTAATTCAGCATCTTTAAGTTGATTTTCGACAACAGGAGGTTCTCCTATTTTCATTTCTTTATAGAAACCTGCAACCATTTGTTTTCTGATTTCATTTTCAGACATTCTAATAACATGTATAATTGCTTCTGCGTCTTCTAATGAGTTTGCAGAATAAGGTACAATTAAATCATCTGCTTGTATAAATTTGGATACGGCTCTACCTAATAAAGCATCGTAGTAAACTTTTTTGAAAGTTGAACCAGACAAAGGTAAATAGAAAAGCATCTGATCAAATTCAGGTTCATATTCTTGCATCTTCTCCATGATTTGATAGTTCATGAAATCTTTTACTCTATGTGCTTGATCTTGTTTTTCGTTTGTAACATCACCTAATATCTGTGAACGAACAGGACCATCTGATGGTAATAATTCTTTATAAGCTTGAGCTTGAAACTGTGTAACCGCTTCAGCAAGAACTGGGTGATTAACACCTGAAGCTCCTCTAAAAGGTTCTGTACGTCTTTCATATTTAAAACCTAAAAGACTTAGGCCTTCTCTATAACTATCCTCCCATTCACCACGAGATTCTTTGTATTCTGTATATTGATCAAAAAGAGTTGAACCAAGTTCATCTGAATACTGATCGTCCATTATTTCTGCTAAATTAGAAAAATGATCTTCTGATTGTAATCCTTCTTTTGCGTTAGGATCAAAATTAATTTCTGCTCCACCTTCTTCATCCATAGTAACTTCTACATCTTCTGAGGATGTATCTAAATCTTCACTTTGAACATCTACTTCTTGTTCTACAAAAGCTTCGTCACTAATAGTTTCTTTGGGTAATGTATCGTCTATTTCAGCCATATCTCTTTCCTGTTAGTTAGTTCACACCTTATGTATTATACGGGTTATTAGATCTTATACTAAATATTCCATTGTTTTGCAAGTTTAGTTTTTTTGGCTTTTTTTCTTCTAAGCTATCTATTCCATATTTGTAATAAGGTCCCATTTGACTTTTTAAAAACTTTTGTCTAGCTTCTCCAGTTTCTTGTTTAGATGCTGGTATTTCTGTATCATCTACCATACCCATACCTGCACCAATTCCCACATCAAAATCTCGTTCAGCTATATTTCTAACTTTTTGCGATTGAGGTATTGCTGCTAAATCTTCTTTTAGTCCTCTTTGTGCAAAATCAAAAGGTTTATACAAAGTTCCTTGTTCAAACTTTGCATCTTTACCCTGTAGTTTATCTTTTACGAATTTTCCACCACTTGCAACAAGATCAGGTAAATTAAGAAGGCCTTCTCCAAATCTTTTAACCGTATATTTAGAAGCATTTTTTTCACCCGCTCCTTGGTCTATAGCTGTTGAAAAATCATAGGCTGCAAATATAGGATCTAAAACTATAGCTCCTTTTCCTACTCCCCTTAAAGTTTTACCTCCATATTTTACAATTGTGTTTAAAGCGTTTTTAATTGCCGGTGGCATCTTTAAACCTGATCTAGATAGATCAACTACTCCAGCAAAACTATCTAATTTAATTCCGTTTTTATTTGTATATCTTTTAACTGTTCTAATTTGATTTTCTATTTCCTTAACAAAGCTGTTGAGCTTGGCATTTTCAGGCTTTTTTAAATTATTTATAGCTTCTTGTATAATGGGCGACGTAATAGTATTTCCTTTAGTGTCTTTAAGTCTTGTTAACAATTCTGTTAATGCAGGTGCTGTTCCTTTAGGTTGTTTACCAATTTGTGCAACAATATCTGGTCCTAAAGATTTGTAATATCTATTAACAGCAGCTCTCTGTGCTTTGAATCTCTCACCATCACCTAAAGATAAATCGTTTGCAGTTTTCCAGTCCGCATTAAAAGATTTTCTAGACCCCGCTTCTTTACTATTTTGATTTCCAAACGTTAAATGAACTTTAAATGGATTTTTGTCTATGCCTTCAATATGCTGAGTATGAAACACGCTCTTAGGAGCTCCTGGTTTGTATCCATATAACTTATTTAATTCTTGAGTTATTTTTTGTGCTGATAAATATTCTTTTTGTTTATAAGGTCTTAAAACATCATCAAGTTTTTGACCACTGTGTTTTTTAATATCATCTGAAAGGGTAGAATATTTAAATTCATTTCCTTTTTTATCTACAAGAACAAATTTTTCAGTATCTACTTTATTATAATATTTTCCAATAACAGGAGCTTCTCCTTTAAATGTAAAATATCCGTTTTTATTTTTAGCAGTTCTTAATAAATCATTCCATAACAAGTTTTCTGCTTTATTTACTTTATAAAAGCTATATCCTTTTTTAGGTTGTCTTCTAATCATAGCTTTTTCTTTTCTATCTAGTGCTATTTTTTCATTTAAATTTTGGTTACGTAGACGATTTTTTTCGTTTCTTTTTTTTATTTGTTCCTTTGATAAATTAGCATGTGTTTTTTTATCAGAGTATTTTTTATTAAGTTGTTTTCTCGATAATCCTTCTTTCTTAAGTTTATCTAATTTCTCTTTACCTAAAGAGTCTTCTAACATTTGGTCAGTAATTTTTTTAGGTGTCTCCGTATAAATTACCGTACGTAAAATAGGAAATCTGCCAGGAGTTAAAGTTTCTATACTAGTGTTCTTAAGTCCAAGTCCTTTTATCTTAGTTAAAAGTTCTTCTCTGTTTTTAAATGTTGTTTGTGTTTTTAAAATTTTAGATAAAGCTTGTTCAAGTGTAAGACCGGCATAACTTCCTGGTCCATCCACCAATCCGCGCTTCGCGGTTGCCGTACCGCCGTCCGCGAATCTTTTTTTGAAAAGGACATTACCACCATCTTTACCTATTTCTACTTCGAACATTTTATCTTCG